AGGAAAAGGTGAACCTTGTAACTGGTGTGGAAAGGAAGAGAATGAAAGTAGTTCTTGATATTGAAACAGATGGTTTTAATCCTACCAAGATTCATTGTATAGTAGCAAAGAATATCGAGACTAATGTTGTAACAGTATTTGACCCTGATAGTATGTATAGTTTTAATAACTGGTCTAAACAAGTTAGTGAATTTATTATGCACAATGGACTATGTTTTGATGCACCAGTATTAAATAGATTATTAGGTTCAGAAATAGACCCAGATAAAGTTACGGATACTTTAGTATTATCACAACTTTACAATCCTATCAGAGATAAAGGGCATGGATTAAAAGCATGGGGTGAAAAATTAAATATGCCTAAAGGTGGAGAAGATGTAAACTTCTTTACTTATAATAAAGCTATGTTAGATTATTGTAAACAAGATGTAGAAATAACTCATGCTGTTTACAATCAATTAAAAAAAGAAGGTAAAGATTTTTCTAAGCATGCTGTTAAACTTGAACATAAAATTGTTAGAATAATAGATAAACAAGAAAAGAATGGTTTTGCTTTTAATATACAAAAGGCACAGGAGTTACTAGCAAAACTTAAAGATGATATCTATGACTTAGAGCAGTGGTCGTTAGAAGAGTTTGAACCTACCATTGTAGAGATGAAGACGAAGACAAAAGAAATACCTTTTAACATTGGTTCTCGTCAACAGATAGCAGACAGACTAATGAAGAGAGGTTGGAAACCTAAACAGTTTACTGATAAAAAGAATATTATTATCAATGAGGCTGTTTTAAAAACAATAAAAGAACCGGAGTTGAAACTTACAGCAGAAAGATTTGCAAAGTATTTTCTTCTCCAAAAAAGAGCAGTGATGGTTGAGTCTTGGATTGAGGCTTGTGATAATAATAATAGAGTGCATGGTAAGGTTATGACACTACGTACTATTACAGGTCGCATGGCACATAACTCACCAAACATGGCTCAGATTCCGGCTACCTATTCACCTTATGGTAAAGATTGTAGAAGTCTTTGGACAGTATCAAATCCTATGAAATATAAGTTAGTAGGAACTGATGCTAGTGGTTTAGAGTTACGTTGTCTCGCACATTATCTTAATGATACAAATTATACAGATGAGATATTGAATGGAGATATACATACAAAGAATATGGAGTTGGCCGGCATTAAAAATAGAGACCAGGCAAAGACATTTATATATGCTTTTCTTTATGGTGCTGGAGCAGAGAAGATAGGTAAGATAGTAGGAGCTGGAAAGGAGCAAGGAAACTTACTAATTAATAGATTCTTGTCTAACTTACCATCTCTTAAAAGATTACGTGGACAAGTAGAGAATGCCGGTAAGAGAGGAAGAATAAGAGCTATTGACGGAAGATACTTAAAAGTTAGAAGTCCTCATTCAGCTTTAAATACTCTTCTTCAAGGTGCTGGTGCAATCATTTGTAAACAATGGTTGTATCATATTATAGAAAGAGTTTACAATAAAAGACTTGATGTAAAATTAGTTGCCTCTGTGCATGACGAATATCAGTTTGAGGTTAGCAACAAAGATGTTTATGAGTTTTGCAAGATAACAAAAGTTGCTATGAAACAAACTGAAAAAACATTAAATTTAAATTGTCCCTTAGATAACGATTACAAGATAGGAGTAACATGGGCAGAGACACATTAGAACCAAAGAAAGAAGACAGAAAAAAGTTTGACATAGATTTACAGTATGGTAAAGTAAAAGAAAAGATTATTGCTGACATGCTACAAGATAAAAAGATAGAAGTTAAATCTGAAAGAGGTATGTGGTTGAAGACTGGCAACATAGCTATTGAGTTTGAGAGCTATGGTAAGCCAAGTGGTATTGCCTCTACCGAATCAGATTATTGGTTTCATAATCTTTGTATAGGAGATGAAGTGTATGGAACATTGGTGTTTAAAACAGATATGTTAAAGAAGATTATAAAGAATACACCTAACAAAAGAGAAGTATCTGGTGGAGACCATAATGCTTCAAAGATGTATCTAATGAATATCCAGAAATTATTTAACGTAGATATAATTAAAAAAAGTGTTGACAATGATACATAAACTATGCTATAATATAATTTTATTAACCAAAAAAGGAGACACGAATGAGTGTTATTAGTGGAACAGCTTATTGGGCAAGCATTATTAGCCCAAACACAACCTTTGATTCAGATGGTACATGGAGTATTGATGTAGGTAATCTGGATGCAGACAACAAGGCTCTCGCAGAGAAAGATGGTCTTACTATAAAGAATAAAGGTGATGACAGAGGAGACTTTGTTAGCATCAAACGAAACGTTAAGAGAAAAGATGGTAACTTAAATAGTGCACCGGAAGTTCTTGATGCTCAGAAGAGAACCATGATGAATACATTAATTGGTAATGGTTCTAAAGTAAATGTACTATACACCACATATGAGTGGAAGTATAAAGGTAGGGCCGGTGTTTCTGCTGACCTTAAAAAAGTACAGGTTATAGATTTAGTTCCTTATCAGGGTGATGCAGATGATGCATTTGATGTTGTACCTGATGGGTATTCTTCTGAAGACGAAAAAATTCCTTTTGCCTCTTAATTAAAAGGATAGTGGAGAGCTGTGTAGATTGGCAGTTCTCCACATTTTATTTATGAAAAATATAGATACTATAGTAGAAGATATATACAGTTTATTCGAAAAGAAGAACGAAGAACTAACTGAAAAAGAAGTAGATAAATGTATAGATGACTTTGCTAATTCAGTTAAGGTTCATGTAAAAGACTTTTTAAAAGAGTTACCACAGGATAAACCTAGATTAAGATTATCAACTATAGGTAGACCAGATAGGCAGTTATGGTATGATTTTAAAAAGCCACACAACGAACCTTTGGCACCTAGTACCAGAATAAAATTTCTTTATGGTTATATTTTAGAGGAGTTATTAATTATGCTTGCCTCCATATCTGGTCACAAGGTAACACAACAACAAAAGCAAGTAGAAGTAGAAGGGATTAAAGGACACCAGGATTGTTTTATTGATGGTGTTTTAGTGGATTGTAAGAGTGCATCTGGTAGGGGTTATACTAAGTTTAAGTATAACAACCTAGCTAGTGATGACCCTTTTGGTTACATATCTCAGATATCTGCTTATGCAGAAGGCAATGGTGTAGATGAGGCAGGCTTTTTAGTTATTAACAAATCTACAGGAGAAATATGTTATACAAAAGTACATTCATTGGAGATGATAAATGCTAAGAAAAGAATACAAAAGATTAAACAAGTTGTTAATTCAGATACACCTCCGGACAAATGTTATCCGGCAGTTCCTGATGGAAAGTCTGGCAACTATAAGCTCGATACTGCTTGTATGTATTGCAATTATAAGTTTGATTGTTGGAGTGATGCTAATGATGGTAAAGGACTTCGTGTTTTTAATTATTCAACCGGTAAAAGATATTTTACAAAAGTTGAAAAAGAACCTAACGTAGATGAGGTAAATGAAGAACGAACATGATATAATACAAATAGAGAATGTATTTTATTCTGAGCCTTACAATTCAGAGAAGAGACTTTTTCTGTGTGTTATATTACAAGCATTGTTAGATGTATCAAAGAATATAATTACATCTAATGATAAAGTTAATAAGGCACGAGCAGAGGCTTGGTTTTTTTCTGAGGTTGGTGTTACATGTCAAAACTTTGAAACAGTTTGTGATATGGCCGGAGTTCAACCAGATAAAGCCAGGTCTTTTGCTTATAAAGTTATACATGCAGACAATAAAAAATATTTAAGAAACAGAATTAGAAGCGTATTAAGAGGCGACCATGACACAGAAGAAAAAAGATTTGACATTTGAAGAGAATCATGCTAAACTATATGCTGATATGATAAATTATGAGGAGCAAGCAAACATGGGAATGATGGATGAAGCAATTAAAGAAACAGTAAAAGAAAAAGGTTTTAAAAAAACTGATTTACAAAAAGAAGCTATGAGAGCTACATTAAAACAAGTAGGTGGTAATCATTACAAAGATTGTAAGATACAGCCTGTAGAATTTATTGTAGGAAATGACTTGACTTTTCTTGAAGGAAATATAATTAAATATATTACTAGACACAGAAGAAAAGGTGAAGGCAGAAAAGATATAGAAAAAGTAATACACTACGCAGAAATGATTTTAGAAATGGAGTACAATGAGCAATAATTATTTACCAACAGAATACCAAAACTTTATTCACAAATCTAGATACTCTAGATGGTTAGAGGATGAAGGAAGAAGAGAGTCTTGGATAGAAACAGTAACTAGATTAACTACTTTTATACAGATACATTTAAAGAAAAATTTAAATGTAGAATTAGAAAGTGAAGATGTTAGAAGGATAGAAGATTATATAATTAATCTTTCTGTTATGCCTTCTATGAGAGCATTAATGACAGCAGGCACTGCACTAGAAAGAGAAAACATTGCCGGCTATAATTGTTCTTATATACCTATAGACAATCCAAAGGCTTTTGATGAGATACTATACATACTAATGAATGGTACAGGTGTTGGTTTCTCTGTAGAAAGAGAAAATGTAAATAAACTACCTACAATACCAAATAGAGAATTTGAACAGACAGAAGATGTTATTTCTGTTGCTGACTCTAAAGAGGGTTGGGCAAGAGGATTTAAAGATTTAATATCTTATCTTTATACTTGTAGAATACCAAAGATAAATGTTAGTAAGATTAGACCAGCCGGTCAAAGATTAAAAACATTTGGTGGTAGAGCAAGTGGCCCACAACCTTTAGTTAATCTTTTTGATTTTGTTATAGAAAAATTTAAAGGTGCTAAAGGTAGAAAGTTAAACTCTATGGAGTGTCATGATATTGCGTGCAAGACAGGTGAAGTAGTGGTTGTTGGTGGTGTGCGTAGGTCTGCCCTTATATCTTTGAGTAATCTCTCCGACCAAAGATTAAGAGCAGCAAAGTCTGGTGCTTGGTGGGAAACAAACCCAGAAAGAGCACTAGCAAATAACTCTGTTGTTTATACTGAACAACCAGATGCAGGTATTTTTATGAAGGAATGGCTCTCTCTTTATGAAAGTAAATCTGGAGAAAGAGGTATATTCAACAGAGTTTCTGCACAGAACAAAGCAAAAGAAAATGGTAGAAGAAATGCTGACCATCCTTTCGGAACTAATCCTTGTTCAGAAATTATATTAAGACCAAATCAGTTTTGTAATCTTACAGAGGTAGTAGTAAGGCCTATGGATACTGAGGCTACACTACACGATAAAATAGAAGTGGCTACTATACTAGGTACAATACAAGCTACATTAACTGACTTTGGTTATTTAAGGAAGAGATGGCAAACAAATACAGAAGAAGAAAGATTATTAGGTGTATCTCTTACAGGCATTATGGATAACTCTATTATTAATAGAAGAAGAGAAAGACTACCAGAAATACTACAAGGCATGAGAAATAAAGCTGTTATAACAAACAAAGAGTGGGCAGAAAAATTAGGTATACCACAATCAACAGCTATCACTTGTGTTAAACCTTCAGGTACAGTTAGCCAGTTAGTAGATAGTGCTAGTGGTATTCACGCTAGACATAATCCTTATTACATTAGAACAGTTAGAGGTGATAATAAAGACCCACTAACAGAGTTTATGAAAGAGCAAGGTATACCAAATGAACCAGATGTAATGAAGCCTGACCATACTACAGTATTTTCTTTTCCTATGCAGTGTTCTGATACTGCTGTTTATAGAAATGATATGTCTGCTATAGAGCAGTTAGAGATATGGAAGTTATATGCACAGCATTGGTGTGAACATAAACCTTCTGTTACTATTTCTGTTAAAGAAAAAGAGTGGGTAAATGTAGGTAACTGGTGTTGGGATAATTTTGATTATCTTTCTGGTGTATCTTTCTTACCTTTCTCTGACCACACATATCAGCAAGCACCTTATCAAGATATAGATAAAGAGCAGTATGAATCTTTACAATCAAAGATGCCTGAAAAAATAGATTGGGCAAAGTTACAAGACTTTGAAAAAGAAGATAACACTAGAGGCTCGCAAGAATTAGCATGTACTGCAGGCTCCTGTGAGTTAGTAGATATTTAATTTTTTTGTTGCATTTATACACAAAATGTGGTATAATAGTATTATAAAGTGCCAATATGGACTTTAATTTTTAACTTGCTTATAAAGGAGAATAAAAATGGTAACATTTAATTTAGATAATCTTACTAGACAAGCTATTGGTTTTGATAACTTGTTTAATACAATGCTAAGTGATAACGTAGGAGATACAGGGTATCCTCCATATAACTTAATTAAGTCTGAGGAAGATACGTATCTATTACAATTTGCATTAGCTGGTTTTAAAGACAGAGAACTTGATGTTAGTGTTAAAGAAAATAAACTAACTATTAAAGGTGAGTCTGCTGATAAAGAAGAGGATGTAGAATATCTACATAAAGGTATTGGTAAAAGATTTTTTGAAAGACAGTTTGTTCTTGCCGATACTTTACATGTAGAAGGTTGCACTTTCCTTCGTGGTATATTAGAGATTAAACTCAAACAAATTATACCTGAAGAAAAGAAACCAAGACAAATAGAAATACAATAGGAGCATGGCAGGGATTCACTAGAGTCTCTGCCTATTTTTTTATGGCAAGAGCAATAGTAGGTGCAGGAAAAAAAATAAGAAGTTTTTTTAAGAAGGTAACTTCTATAGGTAAATCTATTAGGAGTAGACCAAAAAATAAACACAAACGTAGAAATTTTAAAAAATATAAAGGACAAGGTAAATGAGAATAATATTAATATTAATGGTTAGTTTAATAACATTACAATTAAAGGCAGACCCCTGGTTTGATTCTATAGGATATAGATACTATCATGATTTAGATAATGAGCATGATGGTTCTAAGTTTAGAAGTTATGCTACTAAAAAATTATCTAATGATGATAAATTAAAAATAGCTTATGAAAGAAAAAGAGTAGGTCAAGGTTTTGAAGCTGGAACATTTTTCATAGATTATGAGTGGAAGTTCTAGTATGCAAACAAAAATTAGAAATGATATGGATACAGTGTATATTGGCTATGACCCTAGAGAACATGCAGCTTACGAAGTATTAAAGTTCTCTATTGAAATACGTGCCAAGAACCCTGTAAGAATAGTGCCTCTTAAAAAAGATGCATTAATTAAGAATGGTATGTTTAGA